TCAGCAACAAACTTTAATGCACATCTAAATAACTTTTTTAATAGAAGAGGTACACACGGCTCCAACCCAACAGATAATGTTTCTTATTATATACACCAAAGACAGGAAAATATTATAAGATATGCTCATGCAGATAAAGGTTATGATTATATATACATAAAGCCGTCTGACCTTAGACCTCTTGGAGCATCTGATGGCTACGAATATTATCCAACAGCTACAGTAATACCAAGTGGTAGGGGAGCAACTGCAGAATTTAGAATACCAAAAAATTCAAACATCTTCACAACAACAAAAGCTCATCAAAGTATATTTATACAATTATCTGCATCTGCTGCATTCCATACAAAGAATGAACCGTATCTAGGAGTTGTAAAGCAAGAATATAGTCGTAATTCCAACACCCCAAGTAAGACAGATTTGCAAGATGGAAAATGGGCGCAGCAAAGTATCAACTTAGCTCCTCACAAAGGAGTATTCAGATATAATAATGAATTGGGTCTTAAATATCCACTACCAATAACAACCCCGATAAAAGGACGAGACGATTGGCACTTTACTTTATTCATACAACCAGGTAAAACTCCATCATTACAAAGTGAAAAGATCTTTTATGGTGCAAGAATACCAATAAAGCTAGTTTAATAATATCTAATATGATATTTATATAAAAGGAGTAATATATGTCTACAAACATTTCAATATGGCCGGGATCATCATCATTCCACCCTGGTGAAACACCATTTGGTATATATGATTATGATACAACATTTCAAAAGGATGCAGTGAAAACTGCTGACTGGTGTGCAAAACGACTAGGATATCCAATTGTTGACGTAGAATTACAAGAAAAGAGTCTATTTGCTTGTTTCGAAGAAGCAACCTCAGAATATACAGCTCAAGTCAATAGGTTTAATATAAGAGAAAACTTATTGAATTTACAAGGTTCAGGAACTGGTTCAGCTAATTCATTTACTGGGAAACAAGTAAAAGGTGGTTTAGATGGTATAATTCAAATAGCAAAACAATACGGCTCAGAAGCTGGCTCAGGTGGAAGCATCGATTGGTATAGTGGTTCAGTAGCTGTTACTTCAGGTTCACAGGTTTACGATTTAACAGATACATCTGTTACTACTTTTGAAGCAGGATCTCCTACTACAACTGATATAGAAGTTAAAAGAATATTCCATGAAGGAACACCTGCAATAAATAGATTATTTGATCCTTATGTTGGAACCGGGGCTGGTACTTCTCAAATGATGAATCAATTTGGATGGGGAGGTTATTCTCCTGCAATAAATTACTTGGTTATGCCATTATACGATGATATGCTAAGAATGCAAGAAATTGAATTTAATGATCTAGTAAGAAAATCAGCATTTACTTTTGAGCTAATAAATAATAAATTAAGAGTATTTCCAAACCCATCTTCTGATTATACTTTCTATTTTCAATATATAAAAACTGATGATAGAAAAGGTACAGTACAATCATCTGTAGTATCTGATTATTCTAATTTAGCTTATGACAACGTTAAATATAAACACGTAAATGATCCAGGTAAATCTTGGATAAGAAAATATACACTTGCTTTAGCAAAAGAATTGCTTGGTACTATAAGAGGAAAATATTCTTCTGTACCAATTCCTGGATCAGAAACAACATTAGATGGCGATGCATTAAGAGGAGAAGGAGCAGCAGAAAAAGAAATTCTTATTACACAATTAAGAGAAGACTTAGAAGCTGCATCTAGAAGAAATTCTATGGAGAGAAATAAGGAAGAAGCAGAATTTCAACAAGAGATAATAAACAAAGTTCCACTTAATATTTATATAGGGTAAGAAAATGGCTTTATTCGGAGGACAAAGAGATATATCTTTATTTAGGCACATAAATAGAGAATTGATAAACGATATCATAGACACAAAGGTTGATATCGTTAAAGCTGCGATTAAAGATATCAAAGAAAATTTATATGGTGAAGCAATTGGAAAACAATATTTTCAAGATGTAAGAGTTGGATGCTTAATTGAACAAGGTGATACTACTATAGAAGATACAGAATTCGGCCCTGATATAGAAAAATCTGTTACATTCAGATTCTTAAGAGACGATATAAAAGATATAGCAAATCTTAAGCTTGAAATGGGCGATCTAATACACTGGGACAATGCCTATTGGGAAGTTGACAAAGTATCTTCTGGTAATCAATATAATATGGGAAGAAATCCTTCAACTAATTACTCTGGTGATGAACATGGTTGGAACCTAGCTGTTGTATGTGAAACTCATATGACAAGAAGAAGCAGATTATCTATAGAGCAAACTAATATTGGGTACGATAAAGACTTATACTAATGGCAAATACTAAAAGACCTACAGCAAACGAAGTTAGATCGTCAAAGATAGATAGATCTAAGCAAGTAAAAAGGGATGACAAGCTCCCTATATATGAAGTGGGTTTATATGATATAGATTCAGCAGTAAAATATTATATAGATAATGTAATACAACCTAGAATCAAAGATCATAATAGCACTTTACAATCTCTACCAGTGATATATGGTTCACAAGAAAGATGGAAGTCTGTACAAAAGTCAAATTTCTATAGAGACTCAAGGGGTAAAATACAATTACCTTTATTTATGTATAGAAAAACTGGAATAGAGAAGAATAGAGATTTAACAAGTAAGGTAGACCCTAATGCTCCATTGGTACAATTGATACAAATGCCATACAGCAAGAAAAACAAGTATGACAATTTTTCAAAACTGACTGGTAAAAAACCAATAAAGGAATTCCACCAGGTAGTAGTTCCAGATTATGTTAAGGTAACATATGAATGTATAATATGGACAGACTTAGTTTCACAAATGAACACTGTTGTTGAAGCAATGAATTATGCTGAAGGTGCATATTGGGGAGATCCTCAAAGATTTAATTTCAAATCTAAAATAGATTCATATTCACCAGCAACAGAAATAAGTTCTGGTAAAGATAGAGCAACAAAATGCACTTTCAATCTAGACTTAACAGGGTTTATTATACCTAACACATTACAAAAGCAAATGAATAGTCAAGAGACTAAAACTATATCTACATCTACAGTTAGAATGGGTACTGAAAGATTAGTAGATGATATTAACAATATACCAAACCCATAAAAAGTTATAATAGGAGAAAAAAATGGCTACAAGTAAAAATCAAAAGTTTACAGAAGAAGAATTAAATTCGTTAAAAGAAGTTAGATCAACATTTCAAGAGTTATCTTATAAATTAGGTCAACTAGAAATACAACGATTAGGATTAGAAGAAGACAAAGCAAATACAGTCAAAGTATTAGAAGAAACTATTGTGAAAGAGAAGCAAGTTGCAAAGGATTTGATGAGTAAATATGGTAAAGGAACCATAGATATCGATTCAGGTGAATTTATTCCTTCTGCATAGTCTTTTTCAAAATATTAAATGATATTTATATACGAGACGAAAGTATTACGCACAATACTTAACAAAAGATTAAATTAGGAGATAAACAATGGCAGAAAAAATAGTCAGTCCTGGTGTATTTACACAAGAGAACGATTTATCATTTGTTCCACAGGGAGTTGCTGAAATTGGCGCTGCAGTAGTAGGACCAACAGTTAAAGGTCCAGCTGGTATACCAACAGTTGTATCTAGCTTTGGAGACTACTCAGCTATTTTCGGTACAACATTTACCAGCGGTAGTGATACATATGAATATTTCACATCACTAGCAGCTGAACAATATTTACAAAACGCAGGTCAATTAACAGTAGTAAGAGTATTGGGTTCTGGTAACTCATATGCTTCTTCATCTTGGGATTATGGCCACGGCGGTATTCCAACATCTGGTTCAACATTAGGTGCTGGAACAGCTGAAACACCAGCAAAAGGTATAACAGGAGCAATTGCTGCAATAGCAGATAATGCAGAATTTTATGTAACTCACTCTACAGGTACATATACATTTGTATGCCAAACAACACCACCAACTAATGATAATGAATCAGAAGGTATTTATTATGTACTACACGTTGGAACACCGGCAACAGATTTAGCAGCTGTAGTTACTAAAATAAAAGCTGTATCTGAAGGTATGAATGGAGTTTCTTATGGTGCTGAATTCTTAGGGCACTTTACTTCATCTGATACTAATACCAAGATTCAAATGACAGCTTCTTCTGGACACGGAACAGGCGGTAATACGATGGGTGTTAACACAGGTTCAGTAGCAGTAACATTAGCAGGCGGTGTAAATGCTGAAACA